GTGCCGCCGCCGCTGCCACCGTGCGCGTGCATAGACAGGCCGGTGATGCCTGGGCTCGTGGATTCGCTGCCGTTCGACCCCGCCGACGGCGATGCCGCGGCCGCGGCACCGTTACCACCAATGGCCGCCAGGAATCCAGAGCTCCCGGTAACCGATGCGCCGCCGCTGCCGGCCTGGCCGCCGCTTCCGGCCGTGCCAGAGCGCGTTCCGCCACCGCCACCCTTGAGCACGATCGTGTCGGCGGTTCCGCCCATGACGCCGACCGCCGGGCTGATGCGCGTCAGGCCCGCGACGCTCGTGTCGCCGCCGGCCGTGGCAAGGTTGAAGCCGGACCCGGCCGCAGAGCCAGCGCCACCCGCCCCGATCGTGATCGTCAGCGTGTCGCCAGGCCGCACGAAGAGCGGCAGGTCGATCGCGCTGATGCCGCTACCGCCGCCGCCGCCGCCGCCGCGCTGCGTGCCGGTGTTCTGGCCGCCAGCGCCGCCAGCTCCGCCGCCGCAGCCGGACAGGCGCAGCTCGCGCACGTCCTGCGGGACGGTCCACGTCCACGGCGACGCGGTGTCCGATGCGTCCGTGACGCCATCGGTGATGACGCCGACGCCGTCGATGAACTCGACGACGTGCTGGCGAAGGACCGGACCGCCGAGCATGTCAGTCCTCCGTCACCACGGTGCCAGCGTTGATGCGCGGCGTGACGCCGTTGCCGCACACGATGTTCGGGCTGATCGCGCCCTTGTAGAGCAGCTTGCCGGCGCCGCTCGCGTCCGTGCCGATGCCGAAGTGCGTGGCCGTGCCAGAGCCGCCGGTGCCGGCAGGGAAGTCGGCGTTGGCGGCCAGCGCGACGGCGTTGCCGGTGACCGTGAAGCCCGAGCCGGAGCGCGCCACGGCGACGCGAGCGTAGGAGGTGTAGGCGACCTCGTTCGTCGTCTGGTCGCCGGCTTCACCCGGGTCGGACGTGTGCAGGCTCAGATACAGGCTGCCTGCCGCCGAGCTGCCGCGCAGGCCGGTGGCATCCCCAATGCTGCCGGCGTTGGTGTTGTTGAACACCAGCAGCAGCAGGTCGCTTTCCCAGGTGTTGGATTTGCTCACGGTGGCTTCCTCGGGTCAGCGGCTCAGCTCGCGGCCAGCATCTCGACCAGCTTCGCCTTCGAGACGTTGCCGGGAAAATCCAGGCCCTTCGCAGAGGCCAGCGCCTTCAACTCGGCGATGGGCAGCGCGTCGAGAGGCTTGTCGCCGTGGTCGACGGGCGCATCGAAGAGCTCGTGCTTCTTCGGATCGAAGTCGGCGGCGTTGATCAGGTGATAGCCCTTCGGGCCGTCGCGCTTGACCTTGACGGTTTGGATGGCGGACATGGTGTGCTCCAGTGGGTTGCGATGCCCAGGCGATTCACACCGCCCGGGCATCAGGTCAGATCAGCTGGTCAGCCGAGCAGGATGGTGAGGTGCTCCGGCTTGACGCACTTCACGCCCCAGGCCAGGCCGATCTCGTACTTCACGCGGCGGTACTGGCGGTACAGCGCGACCTGGAAGACCAAGCCAGAGACCGGGTCGGTGACGGTCATCACATCGTCGGCGTCATCGCCGCCTTCCGGCATCGCGGGCACGCGCGAGGCAAGCACGATCGCGTTCTGCGAGAACGCCAGGTTCGCGGTGTAGCTGCCGCCGATGGTCATCTCGGTGGCATCCGCCGCCGCGATCAGCAGGCCGGGCGCGCCGATCACGATGTCGCCCGCGGCCCCCGCCAGGCCCGTGGTGACGACGTACTTGTTGGTGTCGCCCGCGAAGGTGACGACATCACCAGCCTTGATGCCGGTCGCGCCAGCGGTGCCGCCGTCCAGCGTCAGGGTGGTCTGGCCGATCGCCTCACCGGCGCCGTTGTTGATGTCGTACAGCGTGCCGCTGCCCGCCACATGCGCGGCGATGCCGGCACTCCAGCCCATCGTGAAGCCCATCAGCTGGCGCATCTGGCGCTGCCGCAGCATCGCGCCGGCGTCGCCCGACTCGTTCACCTTGAACAGCTCGGAGTGCTTGCCCTCGAGGTTCGCGCGCGCCGCGCCGCCCAGGATCATGACGCGGCCCGTTGCCGGGGCGCCGTTGGCGTCCAGGATGCGGTTGGCATTCGCCAGGTCGCTCATGTCGGCGGCGGTGCCGAACGGCGCGGTGCCGGCGGTGCCATAGGCGCGAGACGCTGCCACGTACAGAGCGCCCAGGTCGGTCTCGACCTCGTTGGCCAGCGCACGGAAGGCCTGAGCGAACTGATCGCGCAGGATGGTGTTGATCACGCCGTCCTTGGTGACCGAGAGCTGCTCTTCACCGCTCCAGCGAATCGGGGCGGCCTTCGACTTCGTGATGGTCACATCCACGTAGCCGACGGTCTGGTCGCCCGAATCAGCCGGCGTGTTCCCCGGCGCGATGTTCTCCGTCGTGATTGCCGGCACCACCGGGCTGCGCACGGTCTGGTTGACCGCGCCGCTCGAGGCCTGCGCGTCGCGCTGCACGTTGGGGATGAAGCCGATCAGCTCGCGCGAGACGACGTCGAGGCCGGCGTAGATGGTCGGGATGAGCCCGGTGAGAGTGTTTGCCATGATGGTGGCCTTTCAGAAATGAAAAAGCCCGCTCGCGGCGGGCTCGGATTGCGGAACGTGACGATCAGTCGACGATCGCGGTGTCCCGAGCCGCGGAGGCCTTGGCCGCCGGGTCGAGCGCGTCGAACTGAGCGCGGGTCATGGTCTTCTTGCCGCCACCACCTTGGCCGCCACTGCCGCCGGCGCCGCCACCCGAAGCCCCCGAGCCCTTGAGGATCGAGGCCTTGTGCGGGTAGGCGTCCACCAGCATTTCCAGCGCTTCCTCGAACTCGGCGGGTTCCCCGTGCTTCGTCCGGCTGTAGAGCTGGTTGCCGTTCGCGTCCTTCGCCACCACCTTGCCGTTCTCGATCGTGAAGTGCTTGCCGAAGCTCGCCTGCAGCAGGTCAGCCGGTACGGCCACCTTGTCCGCGATGAACTTCGAGCGCGCGAAGGCGCCGCCGATCTTCTCGCCGTAGAGCTCGCCCTTGAGGGTGTCGCGCTCCTTGACGATCGGCTCGTACTCCTTGCGGATCGACTCGACCGCCGCGGTCTTGACCTTCTCGACCTCGCCGGCATCCACCAGCTTCTTGTCGTCCAGGTTCTTGACCGTCGTCAGCGCCTTGAGCGCGGCCGCCGGGTCCGTGATGCCCTCGAAGGCCTTGAGGGCTCCCTCGGCCTTCTCCGCGCGCTCACGATGGCCCTTGGCCTCGCCGTTCAGCCGGCTGATCGTTGCGACCGTGCCGTCCCCGTCGAACGGCGCTTCCTTGCCGTCGGCGTGGATGAACACGGGGAGCTTCTTGCCGTCGACCTCGGAGAGGACGATGGCGCCGTTGGCGTCGTACTTGAATGGCATGGTGTGGTTGAGGTGATGTGCCACAGGCATCCGCCCAGGCTTGCGGTGAGACCATCCGGCCCCGATGCGCGGCCGGGCATCCGCCCTGCGCCGCAATGAGAAAGGCCCCAGGGCTTGCGCCGAGGGGCCTTTAAAGCAGAAGGCCCGCACAGTGGCGGGCCTTGGTTGATCAGCGGCTAGTCACCGCTTCCAGAGCGGGCAATCCTTGAAGTATTGGACGTAGCCACCTTCTGGACGACACACAAACCAGAGGGCTGTGGCGATCAACGCCAGGATCAAATAGAACAACACGGCGCTCATGCTAGAACTACCCTTTCGCCTCGAATGAGGCAACTCGCGCAGATCAGCTGCTTCGTGCCGCCCTTGGTCTTGCCGGCCTGCCATAGCACGCCGACCTTTGTCTCGATCACCTCGCGTCCGCCGCAGCGCTTGCACTGCAGCATCTCTGCCGGCTTCGGCATTGCCCGCACGCGCTTCCTGACCTGCTCGGCCGGCGTGGCTTGCGCCGGAGTGCCTGGGATGACGTGGAGCTTCACGCCGCCAATGCTACTCCCGCCCGCTTGAACACTTGGGCGTCACGCTCCCGCAGCTCAGCGAGGCTGAGCCAGCGGCCCTTGTCGTTCGCGAACCCGTCGATCGTCAGGCCACCGCGTCGCAGCAGCGCGCCGCGCGTCGGCCCGAGGATGTCGTCCTGCCGCTTCGCGCTCTGCTTCGCCAGCCACTGCCTGTAGGTCTGATCCGCCGGCGCCTCGCCGTCCATGCTGGCCCGCGTGCCCGGGGGCAGCTCGTCCACATCGAGCCCCAGCTCGCGCCAGGACTTCAGCACCGGCACGCTGGTCGATCGGCACTGCCAGTGCAGTCGCCCCGGCCCGCCGAGCCAGGGGATGCTGTGCCCGATCGGCCGATGCGTCCTGGGCGTGTACTCCTTGCCATCCCGAATCCGGCAGCCCTCGCTGGTCCGGCTGTCCAGGGTGCTGACCCAGACCTGCGCCTTGATCAGATCGCCGTTGCCATCCGCGAACCTGTCGCGCGTGAAGCCGGCGACGTGGCTGACCGCTGTGCGAACCACGCTTTCCGCGTTGCGTCGGTCGATCTCGATCAGGCCGTCGCTGTAGCCCTTCGCCCTGGTCCCTCGCAGACGCTGCACGATCTGCGCAACCGGCTGCTGCTCGACCATCCCGATGCGGATGGCGTCGCGCACCCGGGCCATGCGGTCGGCCTCCATGCTGCTCGCCCACTCGCGCAACAGGCGCCCGCGGAACGGCTGCGCGTAGGCGGCGGCGTAGACCTGCTGGACGTCGATCGGCGCCACTGCGACCCGGGCCTGCACCTGAGCCGGGATCGTGGCCTCGAACAGCCGCTGCTGGAAACCCCCTTCGTACTCCGCCAGCGCGCGCAGCTCGGCGCCGAGTTCGCGCTCGACCTGCAGGTAGGCGGCCAGGTTGATCTGCCGCACCGACCCTAGCAGCGCCTCCAGACGCTCGACCGTGAACAACTCGGCCGGCAGCCTCTCGAGCGCCACCGTGATCTGCGCGAACAGGTCAGCATCGGTCCGGTTCAGCAGCCCGATGATGCGGCGCACCACGCCGTTGCTGTACCGCTGCAGGTCGGCCTGGTGGCCGATCTGCCCATCGAGCAGCCGCTCGTTGACCGAAGCCATCAGGCGCCGGCCGCAGCCGGATCGGTCTGGTCATCCTCCATCGATCCAAGTGCAGGCCCTTCCTCGCCGACTGCCTCGAGCTCCGCCTCAGGATCGATGCTCGCCTCCAGCATGCCGCGCCGCTGCTGCTCGCGGATGGCGGTCTGCTTGGTGATCAGGCCGCCCTGCTGCAGGGAGAGGATCAGCTGCGCGCTGGCCACGTCGAGCGTGGCGGCCGAGAAGTCCTTGAACAGCGACACGTGGCCGCCGGTGGGTTCGCCGATCCAGTCGGCCATGAGCTGCAGCGCCTGGTCGAGCGCGTCCTCGAACTGCTCGACGATGCGCTGCAGCTCGCACTTGTTTGCCTCGGCGTCATTCGCTGACTCCGTGGCCGAGCGATCGCCCGGCTTCTTGACCAGCAGCTCGGCACCGGTCTGGATCATCTGATCTTCAAGCGCGGCGAGCGACTCGGCGCCGGCCTTGATCGCCGCGCCGCTGTGCTCGACGAACTTGAGCTCTGCGCCCTGCGGGAGCTTGACAGCGGCCGAGGCGCCGACCGTCAGCTCGAACACGGAGGCGTCATCGAGGCCGATCGCCGCCAGGATGGGCACGCGCGCCACATGCGTGATCGTGTCCTGATCGCTCTGGCTCTGCCAGTGCTTCACGTTCAGGTGCGCCAGCTCCTCGAGCGGTGACTTGCCGCACATGAAGCCCAGTCGCTCGCCGTAGAACGGAACGAAGGGGATCGCCCGCAGGGTCGTCACGCCCTCGCCAATCTTGACGTAGTCGCCGCGGCCGACCGCATCCTCGTAGAGCGACCACTTGCCCGGCTCGAGCACGCGCACGCGCGGCACTTGCTTCGTGCCGAACTCGCCGTCGGGCACCTCAGCCGACTCGGACAGTCGGAGCTGCGTCAGCACCGTCGCGCCGTTGCTCTGCTCAGCCCGCCAGCCCAGCACGCGGCCGTGCTTGACGTGCACCATGTACGGTCGGGCGTTGATCGCCTTCTCGTCGGCCAGCGTGCGCACCTGGCCGTTGGTGGTCGGGTAGTCGACCAGGATGCCGCCGAAGCCGTAGCCGACGGCCTCGGCTAGGCAGTCAGACGCGAAGCTGTGCAGGTTTCGGCCCTGCATGTCGACGTTGTCGCACAGCTCCAGCAGCTTGGGCGGAACGTCCTCTCCGAAGGTCAGCGCCTTCGAGAAGGGCTTGCCGGCCATCACACCGACAGTGCGGGCAAAGGCCGGGAACAGGGTGGCGGTCTTGAGGCGCGACGAGTAGGCCGCCTGTTCCTCGTTCGGCCACTTCGGCAGCAGCGCCTCGCCGGCGGCGCGCATGGCAGCGGTGCCGCCCAGCAGCGCTGAAGCGACCGCCCAGTGCTCCGCCATCGCAGCGACCTCCGGGCTGCGATCTTGAACGCGGATGGGCATAGGCTAGAGGCGCAGATTGTTGACGGTCGCTGACCGCTTGACGATCGGGTAGCGGTGGACCAGAAAGTAGCCCACCGCGTCGTTGGGGTGATCGTGGCCGGTGGACTTGTCCGGCTCGCCGTTCGGCCCCCAGGCCTGCTGTTCCTGTGCTTCTGTCAGCACCGGGCAGGCGTCGGTGTTGACCTTCCAGCGGCGCGCGCCTTCGGCGTTGAGCGTCATCGCGTCGACCGCGTTGATGCGGTCCTTGACCGCTGGGTTCGATTGGTTCGCTCGGACGGTCAGACCCGCTGCTTTGAGGATGCTCAGGTCCGACTCGCTGGCGTTCTTGCTGCTGGTGTTGCCGCCACTGGCATCCGGGTAGACCGTGATTGAGTGCCCCTTGCTGAGGTATCGCTCCTTCAGCAGCCGCGCCATCTCCGGGGTGTCGCGGACCTTGGTCAACTCGGCCAGCGTCAGCGGCAGGTCGCCGCGGATCACGCTGATGGCCGCGGTCATGTTCAGCACGTTGAAGTCCATGCCGACGTGCAGCGGCTCTTTCTCGCGGATCGACTCGCCGGTGTGGTTCAGCGTTCGGCTGAAGTTCGGGTAGACGTTGCCGCTGGCCAGGTTGACGAACAGGCCCCGGATGTAGGCCTGGATCAGTTGCGGCGGGTAGCTGGCCAGCAGCGAATCGATGTAGCCATCCGGCAGGTACTTGGCGTTTTCGTAGGTGCTCGCCTGCACCATGCCGTATAGCTTCGCGAGCTCCGGCTTCTCTCGCACCCGCTTGACGAACTGCTCGTAGACGAACTTGAAGCCCTCAGGCGTCGTCGTGACGTCGACCCCATTCAGCAGGCCGTCGACGTTCATGCGCATGCGCGCGAGGATCTTGCGCCAGGCCAGTTCCGCCTTCGGCTTGGCCATCACGTCGAGCTCATCGACCAGCGCCTTGCCGATCTTGAAGCCGACGATGTCCACCGGCTTCTCCATCGAGCGCGCCAGGATCACGCCACGGAACTGAGAGCCGGCGTAGAGGCTTATCTCATGGTTCGTCTCGTGGACGCTGGTCGTCAGGCCCCACTGGAACGCGACCTCGTCGATGGTCGGATAGAAGATGTCCCGGATGTCTCGGTAGGTAGGCGCGAAATACCCGCTCGGCACCTTCGGCCACCGCCACGCGTGCTCGCACAACACCGACCCGCCGACGAACGTCTTGCCGCTTCCGAAGCCGGCCACGAAGGCCCGGAACTTGTGCGGCAGGACGAAGAACTTGCCCTGCGGCCTATTCAGCCGCGGGTTCGGGAGCGCTTGCATCCTCGACTTGGACGGTGATCTGCACCGGCAGCACCGGCTCATCCTCGGCCGCGCGCTTGGCCATGTCCTTGTTCGCGCTCAGCAGGTTGATCGACAGCTGGCTGGTGTCGTTCACCAGCTTCGAAAGCGCGCCGATGCGACGCAGCGCGTCGATCGACTTCTCTGGCTCCGCGTCGTCGACGTGCTCGACCTGCTGGAGCATCACCCCGGACAGCCGGTGCGCGACCATGGCGCCGTTCTCGGCTGCGCTGGCGACATGCTGGGAGATGCTTCGGAGCTTGGCTGCCAGGTTCACCGCGGAAATCTGCGCGGAAACCGGCAGGGCCGCCATGGCGCTTTCGGCGCTAAGTAGTTGATTCGCCGCGTCTTTTACTTTGCCGTGGAGTGCCGAAAACCGCTCCCGGATTGTCGACTCGCCGATCCCGTACTCACGAGCAAGCGCCCTGATCTTCTCGCCATCGAGCAGGCGGCGGTCTATCGCCGCCCACTGCTTCTCCGTCAACTTCGAGGGTCGGCCCATGCGGAGCCTTTCTTGCCCGCATGGTGCGGTTGATGGGGTGGCCCGCATTGGGGCCTGACGGGGGTTCTTCGGCCCCCGCTGCGTTCCGTGGCTCGCTGCCCTGCCCGGCAGACCGGGGGCAGCGCCCGGCGAGAAATCCGGCCCCCTTGGAGCCCTGGGGGCCGCGCGGCCGGGCTACGCGCGCACGTGGAGCGGGCAGCCGGAATCGAACCGTGCTGCCGAAGGCTTGGAAGGCCTCGCGGTGAACCCGTCACCTTGCCCGCGAATTGGGTTGGCCGCGCTTTCGGGCATCGCCGGATGGTGGCGGGCTTACTTGCGCTGGCCGGATTGGGTGGCGGTCGCTGGATTCGAACCAGCATCTCCCGTCGCGTAGGCGACTTTGCGGGGCGTGATGCCGTTACACCATTCCGCCGTACCGGTAGGTGGGGCTCGATCCTCTAGCTGCCTACGCGAGACATGTGAGGTTGATGGATCGGCCCCGAAAACGACAAAACCCGCGCTGGGCGGGCCTTTTGCAGAGACACCTTTCCATCGACGGGCTCAGTGGCTTGCACTGTTGGGCAGCGGGGCTGCCGGTCGAATTCCCCCGACGGGACGCGTCTGGTCGGGGGCCGCGGTGGACTGCGCGCGGAGTTTAGCCGATCACCAATTGTTCGCGCAAGTGACGAAGCGTCATCATGCCGCCGCCTTCAGCTTCGGCTTGTCGCCCTGACCGGCGGTGAAGATTTCGCGAGCGAGTTGGAGTTGCTCTGCCTTCAGGTATTTGCCGGCGATATTCGCCAATTCTGCTGCCGTCTTCAGTTCCGTCTTGCCGCTGCGCACCTCCTCATAGAGGTCGCTCATGTCCGATTTCAGATCATCCAGCGATTTCATTTCAGCCTCCGGTTTAGCTCACGCTTCAATATCAAGTGGGCACGCTTCGCCTCCAAAAGAGGCGCAGGGATGTCCGATGCCTGCATATTCAGGTGTCTCGCCATGATGTGAGCCACCATGTAATTCGGCAGACGCGCATACCTCTGCCGGCATTGCTCGTTCGCTTGTTCTGGATGCGCGGCCCTGAACGCCCGTGCGCGCGCGATAGCTCTTGCTGTTGACTCGGCGGCAGAGAACTTTGGCGCAGGCCCTGGGTGCTCCAATCTGAGGCAGCCGCAAGAACGCGTGTCGCCACTCACCAGAGAGTGCGCCACAACGTTGCGGCGCGCTCCGCAATCACATAAGCAGACGTAGGCGCGCCGCCGCCCGATGTGACCCCCATCCGTAACAACAAGGAGTCGTCCAAAACGCTGTCCCGTTAGATCTCGTGGTGCTGGCATCGTCGCCCGTCTATCCTTGGTTTCTGAGGAACCTCGCCATCTCGACCTCCACAGCCGACGACAGCCGCTCGATCTCGGCCAGCAGGAAGGCGCCGAACTTGCGCTCCTCGTCATCCCGTCCGATCGTGTGCCGCCGGCGCCCGGACCCGCCGCACGGACGGCACAGCACCTGCGGCCCGCTGTGCTCGAGGCGGCCGCCGCCGCTGAAGCCGCGGCCGTCGCAGTGACCGCAGTTCGGATCGAGGAACACGTCCAGCGCGCGGCCGGCCAGCTTGAGCGCATCGGCATCCGGCCGAATGAAGCGCTGCTTGGTGGCTTGGAGCACGGCCATGTTGCCGATCGCCTCCTTGGCTGCCGACAGACTGGTGAGCCGCGACAGCACCAGCACGCGCTCGGTCAGGTTGAGCGCGGCGCCTGGGCGGATCCCGGCGTGCACCTGGTCGAACTCGCTGCGCAGCCGGTAGAGCATCGTGCCGAGGCGATCGCCGACCCACCCGGCGGCGATCATGTAGTCGACGTCGCAGCGGCCCTCCTTGGCTCGCAGGTCGCTGCTCTCGGTCGCACGGGAGTAGCGCTCGCCGATGGTGGGGGCTTCGTCGATCCGGT